AAAATGCAAAAGGAATACTTGCTTCTACTATGAAGGAAGAAATCAACCAATTAGTAAAAGAATCTCTATCAGAGCAAGATATGGAAGATGAGATTGAATTAGATACAGATATCGATACCGATATGCCTGTTGATAATGATGATGATATGGAAATGGACATGGAATTCGATATGGACATGGATATGGATTCAGAAGAAAGTCCAATAGATTTAACTGATGCTTCAGATGAAGAAATTTTGAAAGTTTTCAAAGCAATGAGTGACGAAGATGGAATCATCATAAAAAAGGATGATGATGAGATTCACTTGAAAGACGATGAAGCTAATACAGAATATTTAATCAAGCTAGGTGAGTCAGAAGAGGAAGAAGAATTAGATGAAACTATGCACGTAGATGAAATCGATGAAATGGACGTTGATACAGAAGATGTAATCAATGCTATTTTCTCAAAAGACGGAGATGTTGAAGATTTCGACATGGACCAAGATGAAGAAGTTATGTATGAAATCGAGTTTGATTCAGAAGACGACATGATGGAAGAAGAAGATGAAGACATGATGGAAGAAGAAGATGAAGACATGATGGAAGAAGAAGATGAAGACATGATGGAAGAAGAAGATGAAGATTTGGACGAATCTTACAACCATAGAAGATCTGTTAGAGAGGCAAAATCGACAGTAAAACCTAAAGGTGTTGGAATTGGGTCTGGGCCAAAATTCACTTACAAAGATAAAGCTAAAGGCGGATTCGATGATAAGAAGAAAGAAGGACCAAAATCAGTTGGTACTGGTAAACCAAAATTCGAATACAAGAAAGGTGAAAATATGGAACAAAAATCCAAAGTTGTTAAGGCAGAAACAAAAGAAGGTCAAGGATACAAAGACAAAGAGGATGAAAGATTGGCAATGAAACATGGTAAAATTGCTTCAAAAGATCTTAAAACTACTAAGGATCGTAGAGATGACGCAGGTTTTGAAAAAAGAGAAACCAAAGAGGCTGCTAGAACTTATGGAATGGGTTCAAAAGAAGGACGAGGACTAAGAAAAGGTATTACTAACAACAGAAATTATGTTTATGGTAAAAACGGAGTAAAAGTTGAATCCACAGAATCAGAAGTTAATGTGTTGAGAGAAAAGAATGAAGAGTACAGAAAAGCATTAAATATTTTCAGAGAAAAACTTAATGAAGTTGCTATCTTCAACTCAAACTTGGCATATGCTACAAGATTGTTCACTGAACATTCGACCACTAAAAAGGAGAAAATTAATATTCTTAGAAGATTCGATAATGTAGATACTTTAAAAGAATCTAAAAGTCTTTACAGGTCAATTAAAGATGAATTGTCTAAAACTGAAAGTACACCAATTAATGAATCAGTAGAAGCTAAATTAAACAAGAGTGTTTCTACAGGTTCATCAACTACCCTAATTGAATCAAAAACTTATGAGAATCCTCAATTCTTAAGAATGAAAGATTTGATGAGTAAACTTGGGTAATTAAAATTAAATAAACAAATAAAACAAAACAAAATACTAAAAATGGGAGCATTATTAGAATCAGGTCTTGTAGGTAACATCGGTCTTAAGCACCTTAAAGTTATCAAAGAAGACACAATCAACAAATGGGACAAATTAGGATTCTTAGAGGGTCTTAAAGGTCACATGAGAGAAAACGTAGCTCAACTTTATGAAAACCAAGCTTCTCACTTAATTAACGAAGCATCATCTACATCTGATACAGGTGCATTTGAAACAGTGGTTTTCCCTATCGTTAGAAGAGTTTTCTCTAAATTATTAGCAAACGATATCGTTTCAGTACAAGCAATGAACTTACCAATCGGTAAATTATTCTACTTCGTACCTAACATTCAGGCGTACACTGACCCTGCAAACTTGGCGACAACGGGTATTCACTACGCACCTTACGGATCACCAAACGCTGCGGCTGGTCAAACACCAAACAGTGGTTACGACTATAACAACACAAAGGATTTGTATGACAGATTCTATGAAGGTAACGAACCAGCATTAGACCCACCAGGTTTATTTGACTATTCTAAAGGACAATATTCAGCAATTACTGCTCAAGTTGGTACTGTATCTTGGTTAGCGGACCAATTAGTTTCTTCTGCGTATACTCTTTCTGATTACAGAAAAGTATTAATAGTTTTGTCAGGTTTCGCATCTGACGGAGCTGGTAAATTAATCGGTCCTGATGGTCAACCAATGGATAACGAAGCTTTCTTATCTGATTTGACTATCTATGGTGTTGCTACAAACACAACAACCGCGGCTAATGTAACTAACCCTTACTTATTCAGAGTTGTAACTCAAAGATATGGTAAAGGTATCGTACAATATGGTAACAACAATTCAACTTTAGTTTTCCCTAACAGTAAAACTGACGGTGGTCAATATGACAACGTATGTGATGCTGAAGGTAAAATCTACTTAGAGGTTGATTTACAAGTACCAGTATGTATTACTTGTGGAGGTTCAATGGACGGTTACACAGGTTCAACATTCTCTTCAACAACTGCTGCTGACAATGCGTTCACAGGTACTTATAGAATCTATAAGAACTTAGAATTCGAAGATAGAATTGGTGAAGTTTCTTTTGACCTT